CATTTGTAGGCTTCTTGATTTCGGTAGTACGTCTTTATTTAGAAGATTACAATACCCCCCTCCACCAGTATATTCATTTATTGGTCCAAGTGTGGGAACACCTTTGTTATCAAATTGGAAAACAAATCTGGGTACGCCAGCCTTTAGAGCTAAATCGGCGCATTCCATATAGTTGTTTACATATGGTCCAACAGGACTAAAGTCCTCGTTTCTATGACCCCGTATATATGCGGACGATCTGTATGCAGCGTCCCAATCGGATGTGTGTCGGGTGAAACAATTTTTGGTATCTCTTTTCAACCGTGTGAATATATGGTCGTCTATCTTTTTCTGAAGGGTGGTTAATACGCTAGCCCTTTGAGCGTTGAGTTTTGCGAATGCTGGTCCAACGGACGCCTCCAAGTCGTTATACCGTTTTAAGAATGCGTGATTTGGTAACTTGTTACCATCTTTGTCTAATGCGATAGGGGGTGATATGTTTGCTGGTGCGGTGTAACTACCTGGGTGGTTGTTCCATGCCATTGTAAGATGATTTTTATGTTTTTGTTGGGTTTTTGTTTGGGTTTTTGTTTGGGTTTTTGTCTGTGAAAATACCAACCCGATCACTACCAATAAATAAATTAATCCTAAAACAATAAGAGCATATTCTTTTTTAGTTGGTTTCATTTTATTATTAGCATTATTTATTATAATGAATTTACTTATATAATGAATTTACTTTTATACATATCAATTCCGGGGTGGGGTTTTATGGATGTACCGTTTGTTTTAAGAAAACACCAATATCCCTTATCGTACTTTTGTACAAAAAAGTGTTGATTATTTTCTAGGGCACTTTCAGCGCATTGAGCAATTGTTTTAGTTGACCCACCATGATACGATTCTGTCGTGAAAGTGTTTGGAATTTTTGTGAAATAATATTTCACATCATTTTCCTTCCTGTCGTTTTCGTGACTAGCGAGGGTTTTCTCAACTTTTATTTTAGAAACCTGTAGTTGGGTGTTCATTATAGAAGTTTGATTATCTATGTGTGTCTGTAGAGCGTCTATTTTTTTGATTAAGGAGTCCGATGGTGTTATTACCCCTTCCTCATCGACATGAAGTAATTTGTTACTTGGTATGTCAATTGTTTCTTTTGTTGTTTTGGTGTATATGAAATACGACCCCACAATCGCTACTAGCAAGAAGAATGCTAATGCTATTTTATTGTTTCGGTTCATTCGTTTATTATATATAAATATAATACTTTTAGTTAAATCATCTATATTTTTTTCTTATTTCCCAAATAATTTTTAGGAGAATAAGAAACCCGACCAGACTCCCAACCCCGATCGATATATTTTTAATAAGAGCATCCCTTTTCTGTTTAGCAATAAAAGCGTCTCCACGATCTATCGCGTCTTTCGCGTCTTTTTCTGACTTCGCGCGTCTTTCTCTTGCGTCCTTATTTTTCTTGTGTTCTTCAGCCGCCTTTCCATCAGCGATTATTTGTTCCTTCCTCTGATAATAGTCTGAGTCTTTACCACATGTTGTGTTCCATTGATTATTATTCATATCTATGTTTCCACCAGCGGCTACAGTGTTGTTACAGACGGTTATTGCTATGGCTTTGTCACATCCACCGGATTTATCAACCTGATCATCCCAGTAAGAGTGTAAGAAACTATTAGGGGTAATAGTTTTTTTCTCCATACAGCCTGGTGCTGTACAGATAGCAATCTTGTCTAGATCCGGTAAAAGTTGGGTAGGAACTTGATCCTTTGGGTAAATTGAGTTGTTGCTCAAGAAGAAGGCGTTATATGTTGATCTATTACCTTCATTAAACCCGGTCGTAGTTTTTGTAATGGTGGCGTCTGTCGGTGCGAAACAGTTACACGTTTGGTCGGCGAAGTAATCATATTTAGGATTACCCTCCCTTCCTTGCCGTTCTCCTGATGTACCGTTACAATATGTCCAAAATATTTTCCTAAGAAGACGTTGGTTTTGTGGGTACTTTTGTGGTTCTTTGTTTAGTTGTGTGAAAAGGTTTTTAAATCTTTCCCGGTGAATTGGGTTATAAAGGAGGCTATATGTACCTTTTTCATTGTAAGATAATATATATTGATGGTCGTTACTTGATATTTTCTTACCGTTTCCTACAGTGAAATGACTACTTGATGTGTTGGCAGTATTTGATTCTCTATTTCCTATATTTAAATCTGGGGATTGGAAATCCATTTTTGAAACCAGAGGATTTCTGTATGTATGGGTTTTCCATTTGTCGGGTGGGTATGCATGTACACCAAACCCTGTGTTTGCGGTCGAGAATATGTTTCCATACTTGTCAAATATAAAAGATGATGGGGCTGTTGTTACCCAATCTAGAATGTTGGCTGATTCTACCAAAGTATATTCTTTTATTTTAAAGAAAGTAGTGTTCAAATTGTAATGGGGTACTTTACTAAAAATTTCAGGTTTATCTGTGCGATTAAATGTATGCCAAAAATTCTTATCTAGGGAATTCTTAGAATTTAGCATATATGTGAAAAAATCATCTGTCTCATACGATGGCATATTTGTTTATTTTACCAGTTATTATAAAATAATGCTTTAAAATATTAACCTTTGGTCATTGTAGTAAATTTGTGTAAAACAAATCCATTTTGTATATTTTATTGTACCAATAAAATAGTTTATAATTGTTTGCTCCTTTTTTACTTCTTGAAGAATATAAACGCTACTATAAGAATAATTAACAGTAACATGGCAGCAGCGGCCATTTTTTGTTTTTTGGGATCCATAAATGGGTTAAGACTCTTCATGATTTTGGGACCAACCGTCACGGCGGCAATACCAGCTACTATAAGAATAACTATTATAACGATTCCCCCGACTGGATTCCATTTAGCCTTACCCGCCTCAATCGCTTTTGCGTTTGCATCGCCTAGGGCTTTTGCCAAGTCGTCCAACCCTTTATTATCTGTTTCCGTATCGCTTCGTTGAGATACATCGGCTACAACGTCTGCTGCTATGGATGATGCCATTTGCATTGCCGACGATGTCATTGATTGCACAGCCAAAACCGAAGACAGGTCATTAGAAATCTCGGTGTTCGAGAGATCAATATAACCTGTTGATATAATATTGATAGCACCCTGTTGTGTTACTTCAACAGTGTTTTCACTAACAGCACTATTAATAGTTTTGCTTATTTCCTCTTGCTTGTTCGTGACTTTGCTATCAACAAGGGATTTGACACTCGCTGGTAACGCGTTAAGACCAGCGGTACTCATTATTTTCTGCTCAGCAGCTGCTTTAACCTGTGTTTTGAAAGATGTCACAAGTTTTGCCTGCATATCACCCTTGACAGTACTCTTAACGCTTACATCACCAGTAATTTTGTTTACAATTTTAGTATCTTTGATACTTACATCACCTTTGTGGTTTAAAATTTCCAAATTTTTATTTAACCCAACAATCGACGCTTGAATAAGTTGTGGGTTTTTACCTCCTGAACTAATCAGCGCAGTGAGTTTGGCAATCTGGTCTCCTAGATTATTTATCATTAACATTCTCAGTTGCATTATTTCAAACGAAGGATCCACAGTCTTTATAGTAATTGTACCTGATTGCGTTGATTTCACACTATTTGTTGAAGATGAAGAGTTCATTGTGCATCTCATACTCATACTTTCATTTATAACCTCTTGTACATTAGCCATTATAGTGCTACACCCTGCGGAAGTCATAGCGTTATCAATTGACATACCAGATGCTTGAGCACCCGCACTCCCGAATGGTGTATCTACACCCGCCGATGCAGCAAAACTCTTTGCTGCGGTTGTTGCGGTTTGCACACATTTTTCACCCATACCCATTGCTTCGGCAATACCAGGTATTTTACTAACAGTACTTTTCATATCGGGGGGTAGTTTGTCATCAGCACAACCTACTTTTGACGGATATATTGTTTTATCATCAGCCATTTTATTATCCCCTTTTATTTTTAAAAAAAAAGAAGAAAGTTTATGTTTAAAAAGTTGCGTCTTTTTATAAAATTTTATTATCGTTGAGATCTTTTAAATAATTAGACATCTTTAACGGTCTGACTACATATATTCTTAACAAAATCATATTGGAAATCACTCTTCTGACCTTCGCTTCCCTTGTTTACGTCGCTTCGGTATGATCCTATTTCTATCAGACGGTCAACGTTGTCTTCTGAGAAATCTTCCCTCAACCGTTCCCCGTACTCCTGTATCAAAGCCATATTCTGGTCTTTGATAGAATTAAAAAACTTTGTAGCCAACGTTGTCATTTCAGGATCGGTGATCACAGATCCCTCACTATCCTTAAATTTTATCTTCCTACGAGAATAATCAACACAAACGACCCTGTCTTTCAGGCTATGTTCTAGAGCATATTCAGCATACCCTTCTGGACCTCTTTGAATATGCTCTATGGTGAGTTTTTTAGACTGCTCAAGCATATGATTGTCCGTCACTGGTAACATATTCTGAATGTAATTGTTTATTTGAGTTTTACTAGTTGTGGGGCGAGACACCGCCTTGATAGCAACATTCTCCAACTTGTCCTGGAGAATCTGAACCTGGCTTTTTAAATGTTCTATCTGCTTATCTTTATCTTCAAGTTGCTGTATATGATCAGACTCCTTTTTAAAAATAATAGCAGAAGAACACGTAGCCATATGACTATCTAAACGGCGTTTAGTTGAATAGGTTGAATCACACCCGTGACATAAATAATTATCAATCCATTTACCTCTTTTCGTCAAACAATATTTGGCATTTTTTTGGTGATGTGACAGACTGGCTTTATTAGATAGTTTTGAATTACAATGTTCGCAAATAATCATTTACAAGTATAACTGTCTTTCTTTAAATCACGATGACAAAAAATGTCATCATCTGTCATCATCTGTCATCTTTTGCCATCGCAAATCAGTCTATAACTGTCTGATTTTTTTTACTTTTGGGACGCCACACAATTTTTTGTGTGTTGAGATATTTTTTATTTATATATTATTTCTTAAAAAATTCTACAGACTTCTTTATCGTATCTGTAAATAATTCAATCTCCTCCTCCTCCGGAAGAATAAATCGTTCCCGATTCGCTTGTTCACGGTAGTCTTTGAGATATTGGAAAGTCATATTTTCAACGCAGGTCATTGTTTCTTCATCGCCACATCCTTGGTAAAAAACGACTTCGTGTTCATCTGATTTATTGTATGTGGAAAGACGATTAGTTAGATTTTTAAGATTTCATCTTAAAAATTGTTAAAATTTGTTAAAAAACATTAAAAAATATTAAAACGGTTAAGTAGTAACAGGTTGATTTTTTTACTTTTGGACGCCACACAATTTTTTGTGTGTTGAGATATTTTTTATTTATATATTATTTGAACATACAAATAAAAAATATCATTGTACTCCTGATCTCCTCAGTTTTTAAAAAAATCTGTAGATTTTTTTATCACATTTTACACTATTGTTCTGGAAACACCGTCTCAAAGAGATTTATGTTTATACATATCATCCAATTGATTTACACCCTTATAGATATATCCTTTTGATAATAATAGTTTTTTTATTTCAGTTCTTCTTGGTTCCACCCAATTATGTTCAATATCAATCAATCCAAAGGTATATTTTGAAAAATCAAAATTTTTAAGGATTTCAAATTCAGAGCCTTCCGTATCTAACGACATATATTCAATAAAGGACGGAGCATTCGCATTGTTTAATACATCTAATAAAGAAATTGTTTGAACTTGAATAACCTCTTTATTTGCATCTACCGACTGTTTATGGGCATCAATATGGTTAGAGATACCAGATAATAAATCAAAATTATTTGCTATATCAAAACTAACTGTTAATCCACTACTATTATACACCGCTTCATCATAACATATAGAATTTGGTCTATTTTTCACTAACTTTTAAAGTTGTTAGGAATAGGTTCGCAACAAATTCCTTTCCATTTATATTGTGTTTCAAGTAAGTATGTATTTGACAAATTAAGTCCATCACTAGCACCAATTTCTATAAAAAACCCATTTTCTTTGTTATTATAAAACTTAAGAACTTCTAAATCCTGTCCGAGTTGTGAATAAGACATTTATGTTAACAAAATGAATTCTTTAAATTACCCAAAAAAAGAGAGTGTACAAAAAAAATGAAAAATGTTGTTACGACAAAATAAAAAGGTACAACAATGGGTACATGTACAAGCAACAAAATATCACCTCAACCTGTTGAGATGAATATGACACATGGTAATCTAGCATACGTTCAAGTCGACAACGATAATGTCATGACTATGGCGTCTCCCACGTTTCTACAACTAACTTGCTGGGTTGAAAGCGACTTGGTTGGTTACAATATTTCCAAAATTATGAGTTTCAATTACAGGACCGTAACGAGTGAAATCCCAGTTGAACTTCGCTGTAAAACCGCATCAAAAATGTTCATAGTGGCTCGATCTGAAACCAAAACGTATACACGCTTGCTGGTGGAATCTTACAATAAAAAAACAGTTATTGACAAACTGAAGAAGGATGTTGAGATTATCCCTAAACTTACTCATGATATCCGCAATCACCTCCATGTTGCGATGTCTGGATTTGAAATATTGAAGTCAAAATGTGCGAGTGACGAGAAGATGAAGGTAGTCGTTGAGTCTATTCAGTTGTCCCACAAACAGATTATTTCTTTGATTTCCAGTAACATGGAGTTGCACCGCCTGACCTCTGGTATCCCATTCGAGTTTGTGGCTATCAACGAATTGATATTGGAGATCACGACCTATACAAAGCCTTTGTTCATGGCCAAACATCGTCAAGTTATGATTACCAACCGTGTCCCCAACCGCTTACAGATAAAAACTGTCCCATTCGCGGTTAGAAGTATTTTGGACAATCTGATTTCCCACTCTTGTAAATATTCTACCAAGGTGTTGGTGGAGATAGCATTCAATTATGTTATGTCTTCTAATGATAAAGGTGTATTTCATTTTTTCATCACCGATCACAGTTCCACCTACTCAGAGAATGTGATACAATATCTCCTCGGTCGGATCCCGTACTCTCAGGTTGAAGGGTCTGATTTCGGCATTCGCATTGTCAAGGACATGTTGTTTATGATAAATGCGAGTATCTCAGTTGAGTCTAGGAAGCCATACTATACAAAAATCCACATTCAATTTAAATGCGATTGGGTGGTGAAAACTACCCCGCGACTCGTAACTAAGAAATTATCAACAACTCGGTTTAAGATTCTTGTGGTGGACGACAACATTGTGTCTACTAAACTATTGGCTATGATGTTGGGGAAATCCCACGATGTTGCCGTTGTACACGACGGTCAACAATGTATAGACTTTCTAGCCAAGAATCAACAAGACTGGGGGGTTGATATTGTTTTGATGGACATAATGATGCCTGTTATGGATGGTATAGAGGCTACGACCATCATTAGGAAACTATATGACATATACGTTGTGTGTATTTCGTCTGCTAACCCGTCTGACGAGATGTTTAACGACATCGTACACAAGCCGTTCACCCGTGAAAAACTTTCTACCGTTTTATCGACATATAAAAAACGTATAATAGATGGTGGGGTAACTCGACGGTAAAAAATTCTTAGAAAATATTTATTTGTATTATATCAATACAAATAAAACAATGGATAGTATTACTTTCAAATTTTGGATGATATGTATCCCACTTCGCATTGCTTTGGCAATAGGGTTATTTTATTTACCTGAAAAGTACACCCCGATTGTAGGGGTTCTTTCTGTTCTGATAGGTCTTGGTTTTTTGATTCAGTTCTTCAGATACACAGAAGATCAAGTAGGGGCGTTCGGGCAAAAGGTATGGTGGAACAAGAATAGATTTATCCACTCTCTTCTTTGGATATTATTAGCGTATCTCATCTATGTAAAAGACTCTAAATATAAGATTGTTTTATTCGTGGATGTTGCTATCGGGATGTTGCTTAAATTATTGCATTAAATTATTGCCTGATCAAAATATAAATGCCAAAACATTTATATTAACAAGTACTTTTGGGGGATCCAACTCTAATCTATTGTAATACTCTACAATTTTTTAATACTGAATAACGCACTTATTTGAGAAAGTGCGTTGGGTTCTAAAGGCTCCTCGGTTTCTGGTAGCGTTGTACCGAAAAGTTCACCGTTCGGTAAATAGACACCGAAATGGAGATTGTCGCTAATGTTGAACTTAATAGTCTGTACCATACCATCCCCATCAAGTTTAACGAAAGATGTTGTTGTTAGTCCAGTTGTATCCTTGATCGGGGCTCTAAATAACATTTTGGTAGCATTCGGATTGTTTGAATATATTGAACCATCAATGACAGACCCATAAGAATGAATTTTAACGTAAACATATGGATACGAAGACAATGTTGACCCATACCCTGTTGCTAATGTTTGATTCGGTAAAATCAAATTTATCAGTTCTATTTGGTAACATTGATTTTGCTGATTTGAAACTCTACTACCGTTGTAGTTAAATGGGTTGTGGTTGTCATAAGACACATTTAAAAGTTCAAATGTGTCTGTTGATAACGGTGTTTTAGAAAAAGGTTTGATATGAGCAATTCGGGGTGTAGTTTGAATTACATTATTGGCGTCTACAGTTCGACCAGTATAATAGATAATCCGTCTAATTTCACCTGAACGATCAGGGACATTTGTTATTGGTGGGTCTTGTTCTGCGTTGACAGTTGATGGGTAATATGTGGGTCTAACACGAATATATTTTCCGGTATAAAACCCATTAACTGTTGACCCACCTGTTATTTCAACAGAATTTATTGTTCCGATATTTGGTTGTGTTAACACCAACGCTGGTTCTTCACGCCTTATACTGTAATTGTGTTTGGGGTCCCAACCCGTCCCATCACATTCTAAAGTATGATCACCACCACTGTAACTAATTATTTCACGTGAATCGTTTAGTGTTTCATTGTATATGAAACATCCTTGATAAGCGTTATCCCCGTTTCTTCCGTTTGGTACAAAAAGCCTAAGTAGGGACAAATCGCTGGGATCATATATAGTTAGTTCAACACCCGCTACAGGTACAGTAGAAAATGGTGGAGACACACAAATACGAGCAGTATTATTATTTAAATATTCATATGACGTTATTACGCGTTTTTCACCGGTTGGGATGGATTGTAATCCGATCATTGCTTTCAGATAATAATTATCAATTTCTGATATTTTGTTATTGGTGTTTTGTTGAACAATTAAAGAACATACTGAGGTTGTAATACCAAGTGTTGTTGGTATTACTTTTACGCTTACGTTTTCACCTGCAACTATATTCCCGTTGAAGTTATTACTTCTCCAAGAAGTAATTGGTGCTGCTAAAGAGACTGGGTCAACCGCACTGTCCGCAGTGCGTCTTCCTGATTGTGAAATCAGAACATCAAACTCACTGGCGTTTTCCCAATCTTTTCTGTTTCTGTAGGTACTGTCTATTTCTAAATATTGAGTGTTAGACATTTATTAGTTAAAATATTTTTTTTAAGTGTAGTTATAAATGTCTTCTTACGCAACTTCCGGACCAAAATGCCGAAAGTATGGAATGACTGCTCTAACTTGTAATAAAAAATTTCTTCAGCCTACGGATAAAGTGTACAAACAAAAACACACTACTATGTCCGAATACCCCTTTGAAGAACTTAATTTCGACACTTTGCCCGGGACGCATCACCCAGAAGACGTAAAGGCTTACAAAACTGATATACCACCTCATCGCGAGGGTTCCCATGAACATTTAGACGGATCGGCTACTATATCATCATGTAAATGTAATAATTAATATATTATAACAATATAATATATTTTAACCATCCTGGTATAGTTTATCGCGAAATTGAGTCAACAGACTCCCAAAAATATTCTTACCTTTTGACATTTTGTCACCGTCAATAAAGTTTGAACGGGAACGTTCTACTATTGGGCGGAATCCGGTGTTCAAAAGGTTCGACCTAATATCATCATTCTGGGAGAATTTTAGTTTAACAATTTTGTACAGAACCGATGTTTTAATATCATCCCAGTCAACTCTTAATTCTCGGTTATCTTCATTTTCTCCTATGAATTTGGCAATCAACGGTGTTTTGGAAAACTTTAGAGAATTCACATAATTAATATTCGTGGGGTCTTTGTATGCCTGAAAAGCGGCCTCTGCAGTAGGAAAATCTCCAAATCCCCTGATAGACACCGGGTGAATAGAACAGTTAGAAAACCCAACCGTCGGTCCTGTTTTGTACGCTTTGTAAAAATACAATGGTTCAAATAACTTGTGAACAAAATTCTTTTGAGACAGCGTCTGTGGGGAACCTAATGTCCTCCATTTTTCCCTCATTACACTACGTTTGCTGTGGCATTTCGTAGTGTTTTTCAAAGCATCATGTGGCGAGATGTTAAAAATGAAGCACAACAGACATGCGACCACTATCCCAGATCTCCCGTGACCACCTTTACAATGTACATATACTTTCTGACCCTTTTCCAGGTTTAAAATTATTTTAGAAACTTGAGATATAAATTTTGAGAATGATTTAATGTCTGTTGGTGTGCGGCGATCGGTGATCGGATAATTCAGTTGTGTATAATTTGTGTTATATGCCACAATCTTTTTTTCGTGACTGTGTGTTAAATTAACGAAGTATTTTACACCTTCGTTTTCTAGTTCATTGACGGAATCTTGCGTTGGGAAACTGCCAAATAACGCTCTATCCTTGATAAAGTAAGAACAACGATCCATTTTAAGTTTAACATTTCTTCCTATAAATGGTTAGAAATATCAATTTCTAAAATTGATATTTCATTTGTTTACCATGGTAAACAGTAAACAAAATGGGAAACGTACATTGTTCTAAATGCGGTATGGAGGCATATTTTTATAAGACACCTAATGAGTACCATTGTTCTGATCACGTAACAATGCATGGAAACATGAACTGTTCAGACTGTGCGAACCTGTATATAAGTGGTTGTAGACATCGTTACGTTTATTCCTTTTGTGGGAAAACTATGATTGAATATTAAGTAAATTATTTTAAAACTAATATTAGTTTTAAAAACACCTATAATAAATGAGACGAGTATTAGTATTTTGCCAACGGAAACAATCTTCTTACGAAGCACAACGTGTTAAATTAACTAACAAAACAATAGAAACCCAGTATTTTAAATATACAGATTCTTCCGAACCAACAAAATTTGAATTCATAACACCGTGTGTAGGGACTGATAAGGGTAATGGTTTATGTGCTGACTACATGATTGAATTTAAAATGGAAACGGTTAAAACACAGGAATTTGTAGAAGATAAAAAGGGTCAGTATGATGCTATTATATTAAACACATGTCCTTTTGCCCTTGTAGCATCTTTACAAAATATATATGGTATGAGTAAATTGTTAAAAAAAGGTGGGTCTGTGTATATAATGGCTGTTAGTAACACTAAAGATAATATGATAAAAGGCGACATAGATAGAATGTTGAGCCCAAAAGATAATTTAAAAATGAGACAATTTGAATGTTATTTCAAAAGAGAGAAGGGTGGGTTAGTTTTCACTAAATTAGATGAACCTACTAGCAAATCTAATTTATATTGGGCTGAGTTTGTTTGTAATATTGTGAAAAATAAAAGATTTTTAGTTTTAGAAACAAATTTGGCTTTTGTAGATATAGTACCACCGTATATTATTAATTTATACAAGTCTGCGGCGGAGTATGTACTTTTAACTAACAAAGGGGATTCTATACTTGCAAAAAAGGTATTATTTCTATGCGACTGTGTTCATTTAGATTAATAAAGTTTAAACAGTGTTTTTTTTTAATATAAATGACAGAATTAAGAATTCCTTTTTCTTTAAAGATAGTTGGTAGTGTTGCAGGTGTTCAATTTGAGGTG